AAGTGTCAGCGTCGATGATAAAGGACTGAGCTACGACATCGCAGCCCCTGACACCCAGACCATTCGTGATCTGGTGCTGGCGCCGATGATGCGAGGCGATATCACGCAATCTTCATTTGCGTTTCGCATCGCACACGACGGCGAGCACTGGTATCAGGACGACGAGGGGATCGTTATTCGCGAAATTAATCGTTTTTCACGCCTCTTTGATGTCAGCCCGGTGACCTACCCGGCGTATCAGGAGGCCGATTCCGGAGTTCGCTCCATGAAAGCCTGGCAGGAGGCGCGCGACAGCGGCGCGCTGGCGCAAGCCATGACCCAACGAATGGCGCGCGAGCGCCTGCTGACCCTTCTTAACGCGTAAGGAAAAACCATGAAATTGCACGAACTGAAGCAGAAACGTAACACCATCGCCACCGACATGCGTGCACTGCACGACAAAATTGGCGACGCCACCTGGACCGATGAGCAGCGCACTCAGTGGAACGCTACAAAATCTGAGCTGGACTCACTCGATGATCGTATTGTCCGTGAAGAAGAGCTGCGCCGTCACGATCAGACGTTTGTTAATGAGCAGGAGCCTGAACAGCGTCAGCGCCAAGAAAACCCGGAGAAGCAGGCGGAAGGGCGTCGCGCCGCGGCATTTGATCGCCTTCTGCGTCACGGCTTTGGCGAGCTAACCACCGAAGAACGCCAGGCCGTTAAAGAGCTGCGCGCTCAGGGCACCACCCCTGATGATAAGGGGGGCTATACCGTACCCACCCAGATGCGTAATACCATCATCGACTCGATGAAAGTCTATGGCGGGATCGCGAGCGTTGCTCAGATTCTCAATACCTCGAATGGTCAGGATATTGCGTGGTCCACTTCTGATGGTACCGCTGAAGAAGGTGAGCTGCTCGCTGAAAATACTGCTGCCACTGAAGGTGATGTGACGTTCGGCACGGCGATCCTGGGTGCTAAAAAGCTGTCATCCAAAATCATCCGCGTCTCCAACGAACTGCTGCAGGACAGCGGCGTTGACATCGAAGCATACCTGGCTGGCCGTATTGCACAGCGCATTGGCCGTGGAGAGGCTAAGTATCTCGTTCAGGGTACCGGTGCCGGCACACCACTTCAGCCTAAGGGGCTGGCCGCTTCAGTAACTGGCACCACACCATCTTCAGCTGCGGCGGCCTTCAACTGGAAGGATATGAACTCGCTGATTCACTCCCTTGATCCGGCGTATCGGGGCGGTCCATCTTTCCGCTGGGCGTTCAATGACGCGACGCTGCAGAGCATCGAGCAAATGGAAGACACCCAGGGACGTCCACTGTGGCTGCCAGATATCACCGGTGGTACTCCGGCGACTGTACTCGGCATTCCGTACGTGATCGATCAGGCTATCGATAGTGCCGCTGCCAGCAAGAAGTTCATTTTCCTGGGTGACTTCAACCGCTTCATTGTTCGTCGGGTAAGCTACATGACCCTGAAGCGTCTGGTTGAACGTTACGCCGAATACGATCAGACGGCTTTCCTCGCCTTCCACCGCTTCGACTGCGTACTGGAAGACACTGCGGCCATCAAAGCGCTGGTGGGTAAAGCACCTTAATTCAGACCACTGAGAAACGATGCCGCGTAAGCGGTTTTTTTATGCCCGTCGCCTGGCGGGCATAGGGGTTTTTATGCTGCTGACACTGAGCGAAATTAAGCTCCAGCTGCGGCTGGAGGATGATTACACCGACGAGGATGAACTGCTTACGTTGATAGGCGGTGCGGTTCAGGCCAGAACGGTGAGTTTTCTGAATCGTACTCTTTATGCTGACAATGCTGGCGTGCCCAATACCGATCCTGATGGGCTGGTAATGACAGATGATATCCGGCTGGGGATGCTGCTCCTGGCCACCCACTTTTACGAAAATCGCTCCTCTGTTTCTGAGGTTGAAAAAACAGAGATGCCCCAGTCATTCACCTGGCTTGTTGGCCCCTACCGGTTCATACCGTTATGAAACTCCGCCAGGCGCAAACCAGCGCGACATACCTGCTACCCGATCCGGGTGAGCTGGATAAACGGGTGCTGATCCGTAAACGGGTCGATGTGCCAACCGCTGATTTAGGTACCGAACCAGAATACCCGGTTTCATTCAGAACCTGGGCAAAGGTAGTTCAGACCAGCGCAACCACTTATCAGGAAACGGCCCAGACAGACAACGTGATCACTCACTACATCACTGTTCGCTGGCGACGTGGGATCACCAGTGATTTTGAAGTGGTGCAGGGTGATCAGGTGTACCGCGTCAAGCGTGCCCGCGACCTGAACAGTAAGCGGCGTTACCTGCTGCTCGAGTGTACCGAACTGGGCACTGAACCAGCGACAACCGGAGGGAACAGTAATGGCAACTCCCTTTTTTCACGTTGATATTCAGCAACCCAAAGAGATGCGTTTCAACCGGGCGCGTGTCCGTCGTGCCTTCATCCATATCGGCCAGCGCCACATGCGTGACGCCCGTCGCCTGGTGATGAAACGAGGAAGGTCAGAGCCTGGCGAAAATCCGGGATACCAGAGCGGGCGGTTGGCTAAATCCATCGGATACATGGTGCCCAGGGCCAGTAAGAACCGCCCGGGGTTTATGACACGTATCGCGCCAAACCAGCGCAACGGGCAGGGCAACCGGCTTATCTCCGGCGACTTCTACCCGGCGTTTCTGTTCTACGGGGTGCGTGGCGGAGCCAAGCGTCGGCGCGGTCACCATCGGGGCGCATCCGGAGGGAGTGGCTGGCGGCTGGCACCACGTAACAACTTCATGGTCGAAACGCTACAGAGAAACAGCGCGTGGACGCGCTACTACCTTACGCGCGAGCTGCGACTCTCACTCAAACCGGAGAAACACCGCCGATGAAACTGACGCCAGTTATTGCCACCTTGCGCGCCCGCTGCCCATTATTTCAGAACCGGGTGGCCGGTGCCGCGCAATTCAAGGATCTGCCGGAAGTTGGCAAGATGCTGCTGCCGGCTGCCTATGTTGTACCCGGTGATGATTCTCCTGGAGAGCAGAAAAGCCAGACCGATTACTGGCAGACGCTTCGCGAGGGCTTTTCCGTAATTGTGTTCGTCAGCAACAGCCGCGACGAGCGTGGCCAGTTCGCTTCGTTCGATGTGGTGCATGAGGTTCGCCAAACGCTCTTTAAGGCGCTACTTGGCTGGAACCCGGAAGAGCACGGCAACCCGATCACTTATGACGGTGGCACTCTGCTGGATGTGAACCGTCACGAGCTGAGCTATCAGTTCGACTTTTCAGTCGAGTCTGAGCTGACGGAAGACGACACCCGGCAGCAGGACGAGCTGAACGACCTGGACGATTTCAAAACCCTGTTCATCGATGTTGATTTTATCGATCCGGGCCAGGGGCCAGACGGTGAGATCGAACACCACCTTGAAATAAACCTTCCCACCTGAGGAAAACCATGTTTGTAAAACCCAAAGACGGACGGTCAGTGCATGACCCGGTCCGAGGCGACCTTTTGCCTGAGGAAGGGCGAAACGTTGAAGAGAGCCAGTACTGGTACCGTCGGGAAATCGACGGGGATATTGAAATTGTTCAGCCGGTGAAAGACGGCGAACCGGAAAAGAAGGTAAGCGCTAAATGACCGTTTCAATGAACTCTATCCCGTCTGATCTGCGCGTTCCGTTGTTCTACGCCGAGATGGACAACAGCGCGGCAAACACGGCCCAGACCAGCGCCCCTTCGCTGCTGATCTGCCATGCGAATGCTGGTGCCAGCATCGCCACCAATCAGCTGGTTTTCATGCCTACAGCTGATTACGCGATCCGCGTGGCCGGTGCGGGTAGTCAGCTGGCGCGCATGGTCGAAGCGTACCGTAAGACTGACCCGTTCGGTGAGTTGTGGGTTGTTGCTGTACCGGAACCAACTGGCTCAGCGGCAACATTCACCCTGACGGTGACGGGCTCTGCCCTGGCCGCTGGTGTGGTCTCGCTATATATCGGCAATCGCCGCATTCAGGCGGCGGTAAGTGCGAGTGACGCCGTCGCGGCGATCGCTACTTCTATTGCCAGCGCCATTACCGCTGACGGGCGTACGCCGTTTACCGCTGCTTCGGCTGCAGGTGTTGTGACCCTGACGGCTCGCCATAAGGGCACCTGGGCGAACGACATCCCGGTGACACTGAACTACTACGGGTTTAGCGGTGGTGAATCCCTGCCATCTGGCGTGAATGTTGCGATCGCCTCTGGCGTCGCCGGAACAGGCGCACCAGTACTGACCGGAACGATCGCTGCTATGGGGGATGAGGCCTTCGATTACATCGGCCACCCGTTTAATGACACGGCGTCTGTTAACACCATTAGCCAGGAAATGAACGATACCAGCGGTCGCTGGAGCTGGTTGCGGCAGATTTACGGCCACGTTTACACAGCCAAAATTGCAGTCGTTAGCGACCTCATTACCGTGGGGGATATGTTTAACGATCCGCATCTGACGATTGCCGGTTATGAAAAAACGGTGCAGTCGTGTGCTGATGAACTGGCGGCAAGCCGAACAGCACGCGCCGCAGTGTTTCTGCGTATCGACCCGGCCCGCCCGACACAGACCGGCGAACTGGTAGGCATGCTGCCGCCGCCAACCGGTAAGCGTTTCATCAAGACCGAGCAGCAATCCCTGCTTACGCACGGGATCGCGACGGCCTACACCGAAGGCGGCGTGTTGCGCATTCAGCGTGACATCACCACCTATAAGAAAAACGCGTACGGCGTGGCTGATAACAGTTACCTGGACAGTGAAACGCTGCACACCAGCGCATACGTCCTGCGTCGCCTTAAGACGGTGATCACCAGTAAGTACGGGCGCCATAAGCTGGCGAACGACGGTACCCGCTTCGGCCCCGGTCAGGCAATCGTCACCCCGGCGGTAATTAAAGGTGAATTGCTGTCGACGTATAAACAGATGGAGCGTGAGGGGATCGTCGAAAACTACGACCTGTTTAAAGCGCACCTGATCGTTGAGCGTGATGCAAATGACCCGACCCGCATCAACGTGCTTTACCCGCCTGACTACGTTAACCAGCTGCGTGTCTTCGCGCTGCTTAACCAGTTCCGACTTCAGTATGCAGAGGAGAGCGCATAATGGCGCGCATTGCTGGTACGTGTTATTTCAAGATTGACGGTCAGCAGCTGTCGCTGACCGGTGGTATCGAGGTGCCAATGAACACCAGGATCAATGATGACGTCATTGGCCTGGCGGGTGATGTCGACCGTAAAGAGACGCACCGCGCACCTTACGTGAAGGGTACTTTCAAAGTGCCGAAGGATTTCCCGGTCAATAAGGTGACGACTTCAGACCAGATGACGATCACCGCTGAACTGGCAAACGGGCAGGTCTACGTGCTGTCATCGGCCTGGCTGCATGGCGAGGCAAACCACAACGCAGAGGAAGGTACTGCCGACCTCGAATTCCACGGAACAGATGGAGGTTACCAGTAATGAAAGAGATTGAGCTTAGCCATCCGGTCAGTGCCCATGGTGAGACCATCAGCGTTCTGGAATTCAAGGAGCCTACAGGTAAAGACGTCCGTGAGCTGGGTTATCCGTATCAGATGAACCAGGACGAGTCGATCAAGCTGCAGGCGCATATCATTGCAAAATACATCGTAAGACTGGCCGGTGTCCCATTGAGTACGGTTGATCAGATGACTCCCGGCGACCTCAATACTGCCGGCTGGCTGGTGGCTGGTTTTTTCCTCCAGGACTGACGGCTGAATACCTCACTGATCGCTTTTTTGATTGCGCCAGTTATTGGCGCATAAACCCCTTTGAGTTGCTGGACAAACCAATCAGTGAGATCCCTTTATTGGTCAGTCAGGCAAACAGAATAGAGCAGGAGAAACAGCGCAATGGCTGAGTTTGAACTTAAGGCGCTGATCACCGGTGTCGATAAACTATCTCCTGCGCTGTCGCGAATGCAGAAAAATATTCGTGGCTTTAAACGGCAGGCAGAGGATGCATCGAAAGGTGGGCTGGCGCTTGCTGGTGGTCTGGCTGCCGGTCTGACTATATCGATGAAATCTTACGCGGATCAGGAGAATGCTGCGACGGGTCTGAAAGTTGCGATGATGCAGGCCAATGGCGAGGTTGGTAACAGCTTTGAGAAAATCAACAAGCTTGCCGTTGGCTTGGGTAATCAGTTGCCGGGGACAACGGCAGACTTTCAGAACATGATGCAAATGCTGGTGCGGCAGGGTATTCCTGCCGAGAATATTCTCGGCGGAGTGGGGAAGGCGACAGCGTATCTGGCTGTGCAGTTGAAGAAAACACCAGAAGCGGCAGCTGAGTTTGCGGCCAAAATGCAGGACGCAACAGGGACGGCTTCCGATGACATGATGGGGCTGTTCGATACCATCCAGAAAGCGTTTTATCTGGGTGTGGACGATACCAACATGTTGTCGTTTTTCACTAAAACCAGCTCCGTCCTGAAGATGGTTAATAAAGACGGGCTCGCAGCTGCTCGTGGGCTGGCACCTATTAGCGTCATGATGGATCAGATGGGGATGCAGGGTGAGTCGGCGGGGAACGCGCTGCGTAAAATCATCCAGTCAGGCCTGAGCGTTAAAAAAGTTAAGGATGTTAACAAGGTGCTGGCGAGCCAGAAGCTTGGCATCAATCTCGATTTTACCGACGGGAAAGGTAGCTTTGGTGGCCTCGACAACCTGTTTAAGCAACTCAGCAAACTTAGGAAACTCACAGATGTGAAGCGTACCGGTGTGCTGAAGGCGCTTTTCGGGGATGACGCTGAAACCCTTCAGGTTGTGAATGCCCTGATCGACAAAGGCAAAGATGGCTACGACCAGATCCAGCAAAAAATGAATCGCCAGGCCAGTCTGAATAATCGGGTGCAGGCTCAACTCGGAACGCTTACGAACCTCTGGGAGGCAATGACAGGCACAGCCACAAATGGCCTCGCAGCGATTGGCGGGGCATTTGCCGGAGATACCAAAAAATTAACAATTTGGTTAGGGGATCTGGGTGAAAGGTTCACTAAATTCGCCGATGAAAATCCCAGAGTTATACGCGGTGTTTTTGGGTTGGCTGCGGGCTTAACTGTTTTAAAGCTGGGCTTTATGGGTGTCGGTGGCGCGATTAGTATCGTTAGTCGAATCTTGTCCATGAGTCCTATCGGCATGATAGTGACGGGTATTGCCATGGCTGCGGGATTAATCATTTCTAACTGGGATGTTGTAGGACCGTATTTTAAAAAGCTGTGGGGGTTTGTTCAGCCTATTTTTTCAGACTGGATGCACTGGGCAAAGATGGCCTTTGACTGGTCTCCGCTGGGGCTGGTTGTAAATAACTGGGGGCCGGTGGTGCAGTGGTTTCAGGATATGTGGGCAAAACTGAAACCTATAATCGAATGGTTTACCGATGGCGCCAGCGATACAGTGGCTGCTGCTAATGCAGCGCAGTGGGGGGGCGGTGGCTACGGTGCGTACGGTACTGGCGTTCCTGGCTCTGGTTATAACCCTTACCAGATTCAGCAGGGCGGTGCAGCAAAACCCCAAGGAACTATTACCGTCCAATTCAAAGATGCTCCGCAGGGGATGAGTGTTACCGACAGTAGGGCGTCAGGGATTGATGTGCAACATGACGTTGGTTATACGAGAATTGGACGTACTGGAATGGGAGGTTAACCTCCCATTTTTATTAATTTACAAATGTGGAGAACTCACCTTCGGCATCATATTCCGCCTTGGCGACATTTTTAACCACTCCTCCAAATTCGTTCTTGCCTCGAAATTGCATTATCAGTACGTAACCATCCTTGCGGCTGATGACATTTGTTTCAATGCACTCGAAGCTGTTGGGATCATTCATCAGCTTTTTAACTCTCTGCTTCATATCCTGAGGACAGCCATCAAGTGAACTGGTGAATTTTTCCTTAATCAGTTCATCTTTGGTTTTTGTTTTGGTTTCAGGTGCTGTCAAGAAAGCGGCAACTATTAACGGGGCGAAGAAACCCATAACCGCACCAAAGAAAGCAGATATGAGCTTTCTTGGCTTCGTTTTTTCTTTTTTATATGCCCATCGAGCAATAAGAAATGCCAGTAGCAACCCAATTATTAACGGCAAAATTACTTCCATATAAACCCTCGCGCATTGTATTGAAATTTTCAGTGATTCATTGGGAATGAATGATACAGGGTAATCTATAACAAATCAGAATGGTGGAAAAATGACGTGGATCGACCGATTGCAGAACGCCTCGTTTCGCGGCGTCCCGTTCAAAGTTGAGGATGAAGACTCCACCGGCGGGCGCCGGGTTGAAACCCACGAATACCCAAATCGCGACAAGCCCTATACAGAAGACCTCGGAAAGGTAACGTTTCGTTCGTCCATTACAGCTTATGTGATCGGGGATGACTGTTACGAGCAGCGCGACGCGTTGAAGGAGGCGCTGAATAAACCGGGCCCTGGCACGCTGATTCATCCTTCCTTCGGTGAACTCAGCGTTTGTGTTGATGGCGAGATCAGGATCAGCACAATCAAGACTGAGGGCCGCATGGTCCGCTTTGACCTCCGGTTTGTGGAGGAAGGTGAGCTGTCTTATCCGACATCAGGATCCGCCACTGCGCAGGTGCTGGAGTCTTCATGTTCTGCACTTGATGGCTGTATCAGCGACGCGTTTGATGACTTTGGCATGGATGGTCTGGCTGACTTTATTCAGGGCGACGTCATTGGACAGGCTGGCGAAATGGTTGGCTACGTTTCTAATGCCATGAACATGGTTGATGAAGGTGTTTCTGCTGGCGCACGTTTGTTGCAGGGTGATATTTCGGTGCTGCTTCCCCCTCCATCATCAGGGAAGGGCTTTATCGAGTCGCTGCAAAAAATGTGGCGAACGGGCAACCGGCTGTACGGCAATGCCAGCGACCTGATCACGATGGCGAAAACACTCTCAGGCATCAGTCTTGGAAAAGACCTGGCGCCCAGAGGTGTGTGGAAAACCGACAGCCAGAGCACGAGATCAAAAACAGAGCAGCGAAACTATGTTGCGAGCGCTATTCGTACCACAGCCTTAAGCGAGGCTGTTTACACCGTCACGAGCCTGCCTGCGCCGTCTGCTGTTACCTCTGCCGGCTCTTCCGGACAAAGTCCTGCGATAGTGGCGAATGTCTCTCATCCGGCGCTGAACAACGCGCCGACAAACACAGCCACTCCTGATGCACCGTCGTGGGATGAACTCACGGTAGTTCGCGACACACTTAACCAGGCGATTGTGAAAGAGATGGAGCGGACGACTGACGATCGCGTATTCACAGCACTGCGACGTCTCAAGGCAGATCTGAATGCCGACCTGACGCAACGCCTCAGGCAGACAGACAGAACCGTAACAGTACTGCCCATAGGAATAGAGCCTGCCGTCGTTCTGGCGGCGCGTGTCTACGACGATGCCAGCCGCGCCTCCGAAATTATCCAGCGCAACGGTATCGCGCACCCCGGATTCGTCCCTTTGCAGCCGCTTAAATTGTCAACGCGCCAGCTGGCGTGGCGGGTCACCCAACAAGTCGATCAGGACCAGCTCTATACGGCCAAGACCAGTGACTGGTTACGTTGGGCGATTGCGGTGGAGAAAGCCTGTTCATTAGGATTTTAGGAGTCAGCATGTCCCAGTTTACTGAAGCCGATTCAGCGGTTAACCGCCTGAGTGCAGCCGTTACGGCATTTGAAAAAGTATTGACCGAGCCGGAAGGTGCGGTGGTCGAAATGCCAGTAGGCGCGGCTCAGCCAAGCCTGTCCGAAAGATTAAAGCGCGCTATCGATGCCGTCACTGTAAAACCCGCCCAGGCCGCTGCGCAGGCAACGGCAGCGGCTCAGCAAGCCCAGACCGCGCAGCAGGCCGCCGCTCAGAGCGCAGCAGATGCCGCCAACTCAGCCGCCGCCACCGGATACGTTGATGCACCGTTCCCGGATGTCTGGGCGCCGCTGAATGATGATCTGCGGCTGCTGGCCGGGTTTGCTCCGGCCGACACCATCACTGTGGCTGGAACCAGCTACCCATTGCCGTCGAAGTCGATGACTTTTACCCGCTCGACTACGGCGACGTATATTGATAAGTCTGGAGTGCTGAAGACGGCTGCCGTGAACGAGCCACGGTTTGAGAAAGAGGGCCTGTTGCTAGAGGGGCAGAGCACCAATTATTTTCTTAACAGTGATGACCCAACTAAATGGAATTCAGATGCTGGGATAACAAAGGAAATGATTCTGGATGGTACGACGCAGGCCAATACCTTGAAGGGGACTGCTACGACAGCAAGTTCATCATTCCTCCTTTTGGATAGTTCCACGGTAACTGTAGTATCCGGGGAGACTTTGACTCTATCTGCCCGATTCAAAGGGGCTTCAGACAGAATTCGTTTTGGATTTACTCTGAATGGAGCGCTTCTCGGTACTATATTTATCGATTGCGTTAGCGGGGCGGTGGTGGGCTCACCCACTGCTGGGATTACTTATACAATAACCCAGGGTAGTGATGGTTATATTTACGCATCAGCGACTT